ATATTATGAATATTATAAATATAATCTAAACTTTTTATATTCTTATTTATTATTATATAATTAAATATATCAATAAAATTAACATAATACATATTTGTTCCCTTAAATTCAATAAATAATTCTAAGAAATCATATTTTTCATTTTGCAATAAAAAAAGTAATAATTTATTTTCATCTAAATAATTTTCATCATATTTAAAATTATTTAAATACAATTGATAATCATTAATATTATTTTCTAATATATAAGTTTTTAATTTATTATGTTTATCCATCTAATAAAAAGTATAAAATATACTTTATATTTAATATTATTAATTTATTAAAAGAATTAATTTATCTTCTTCTTGGAAATACACGTTTTAAATTACTTATTTCAGTTTTCTCACGACTATTATAAATAAAATTTACAACTTTTTCACCTTTTGATTCATTATTAAAAAAGAATCCTAATTTATCTAATAAATATTTTTTACTAATAGGTTTAGAACGTAATGATTTTTGAAATTTTAAATTACCTTCATTTGTATTTAAGTCATTAATTTCATGTTTTTCCATAAATTCTAATAATCCTGGACTTATTTCCTTCTTTTTTTCTTTTCTTTCCTTTATTGCTTTATTTAATGTATTGATGTCATCGTCTAATTTCATCCATAGTTTTACATTTTCTTTAAATTCAATAAACTCAGGATCATTATCATCTAAATAATGTTCATCATCAGAATCAGATTCATAATTACGATTCATATATATTATTAAAATTTTTTTTTTTTAAATAATTTTATCTTAATATAATAAATTACAGTGTTCTATTTGATTTTTAATATTAAGATTACCTTTTTTAATTTTAAATAAATATTTTTTATTTTCTAAATTTATTGTATTTTCTAAATTAAATTTTTGAATATTATTTATATTAAAATATAAATCTTTAATTAATTCATCACATTCAATATTACTAATTTCATCACCATTTATTAATTTTTTAATTTCAATAGGTTGATTATTTAATTCTAATTTTAAATTTTTAATAATTAATAAATCTATTTCTTTCATTTCTTTGCTTATTCCTTCTTCATTATAACTTATATCATAATGAATTATATATTTATTATTGTTTTTTTGAATATATTTTTCATTTGTATTTCCACAAATTTTAATATATTTTTCATCATTATTATCAGAATTATTCTTTATAAAAAAATTATTTGTTGCTAAAAATACATTATTCTTTTTTTCATATTCTCTAAATACTTCAAATTTAGTATTATCTATTTTATTTATATAGTTTTCTATTTCGTATTCTGATATTTTAATAGGCATTATATATAAATAATATTAACATTTTTTTTTGTTCAAAATATGGTTAAATTATTTATTTTTATATTTTTTTTTAAATTGGCATCTAAAAAAATAATATTTATGTTTTAAGTATAAATAATAAATTTTTTATGTATTAAAATATTATGATTTTAAATTCTTTTTTTGATAAAATATATGTTATTAATTTAAAAGAAAGCGAAGATAGGAAAAATCATATAATTGAAGAATTTAAAAAAAATAATATTACAAATTATGAATTTTTTGAAGCTACTCACTTTAATGAACCATCTGTTTCAGAATTATTAAATAGTAATAAGGTTATTTCATTTCCTCCGTGTTTCAGATGTCTGAAAAATAGATGTAATTGTGAAAATAATTTTTTAACAAAATTTCAAATTGCTAATTGGTTATCTTATATTCATCTATTCAATAAAATTTTAGAATCAGAACATAATTTTGTTTTAATATGTGAAGATGATATTGTTTTTACAAAACATGCACAATTTATTTGTAATTCATTATTAAACAAAAATCTATTTAGAAAAAAACAAATCAATTTAAATTATCCTTTATTAATTAAAATGGGTGCTGCTTTTGATTATGGAACTCATTATTTATTTAATCCACCAACATATATCAAAAATTATGCTTTATCTAATCCGTGTTTTGCTGTAAATAAAGCAATGATTAAAATATTTTTATATAATTTAAAAGTCATTGATTATCATTCAGATGTTTATTTTCATAAACAAATTCCTGCTAAATTCAATATTCAAATGCTTACAATGAAACCTTTTCCTGTTTATGAATTATCATTTGTTAAAAGTATGAAAAAATTTAATTCACTTGTTCGTCCTACAAATCAAATTCGCAGAAAAGAATATAAAGAATTTTTATTTATTACTATGCACAAATTATTAGAATACATACCAATAGAATATTCTAAAAATTTACAAATATTAGTATCTAATAATAGTATTCATTTTAATGGTACTATAAATTATTTTTATTTATTAGATGAACATAATCAATCAAGATTTTATTTTAAAAATAAAATATTTATTTATGATTGTTTTGAAAAAGACAGTTTAATTATGAAAAACGATTTAAAAATGGATAAATCCTATTTATTAATGATTATTTATAATGTTATTACTAATTATCAATTAGAAATTGAAAAAAATGTTGAAAGTGTTTTAAATCATATTGAAAATATATATCCTTATATACTTAAATATTTTGAAGATAATGATTTTTTATTAATTAATATAAATGAACCAAATATATTAAATAAATATGATTTTATTAACAAATATAATGATTTAAAAGATAGTATTTATGAACAAAATGTTTTAATTAATGATTAAATTTATATATATGATGAAGATTCTACAATTAAAAAACCATCATAATCTTTAAAAGAAGGAGGAAGATTACTTTTATGTTTAGGTTGATAATAACCATGGTCAATATATTTACCATATATTTCTTTTAAATTTAAATTATTATCTAAATACAACCATTTACAAACAGATTTTTTATTAATTTTTGTACTTCCATTATTTATTGGTACATATTCTTTTATATATTTTTTTAATTTACTTATTTTATTATTATTTTTTTTTTCTTTTTCTTGTTCTATTAAATAGTCGAATATCATTTTATTAATAATTGAATAATTTATATTATTTTTATGAATTTCATCTAAGTTATATTTTTTAATAGGTACAAAAACATTATAATAATTATATGCTAAATTATTTTTTGTAATTTTGGTCGTTCCATTAGATTTTATATAATTATTACTAAAAGCTTTCATCCAATTTTTAACAACATACCCACCTTTTTTATTATTATTTAATAAATTAATTAAACCTTGTTTATTTAATTTTGAATACCCAGAAATTTTCTTATTTCTACACATATTTTTTAATTCTTCTACAGTTTTATTTTCAAGTTTCATATAATTAATATTAATATAAATTTTTTTAAAAGAATATATAAAAATACATATTAAATTATTTACACCTGAATTAAATGAGGCAATGCTTGTGCAGCATCAGGACTAATTTCAACTAATGCACTTAAAACTAACATTGCACCTAATTTTTTTTCATTAATATCAATTCCCTTAGAAATCATAATATTAAATGTATCTAATAAGATATGTCTTAACTTTGTTAATGATTTAATTTTTTTTATAAACGGTACTGGTATATTAAATATATAATTATTTTGTATTATTTTATATTTCGCCTCATGACTTAATAATGAACGATAATTCCATATATCTTCCGCATATATATATAATTTTATTAATTGTATTTCATTTAAATCCATAAACCATTTATGACTTGTATAATTATCTAACATATTAATTTTATAAAATATATCTTTTGCCTTATTTTCCATTTTTTCTTCATCTGTTAATATTATTTCTTCTTTTACTATTATATTCATCCTTTTTAACTTATTTATATGTTCATTAATAATATTTTTTTCATCATCATCAAAATTTCTAAATGTGTATGGACATGATGCATAATTAGAATTTATTAAATCATTCAATAATCGAATATCGTACGCGTAATATTTATTATTTTGTTTGTTATAAAAACGATAAAAATATGGATTTTCTATTTCCATTTTTGTATTCATTGTTAATATATCAATATCATTCGCACATATATACCTGTATTTTTTTAAAAACATCCTTATAATTGATTGTATTTTTACAATATTTGTTTCATTATTTACATAATTTCTTTCTTTAATAATTTGACTTTTTAATTGCTCTATTATTTGACTTTTCGATAAACGCACATTAATAAATTTCTTTAAATATGAATTTTTTAAAGATTTACGTAAAACATGTACAGAAATTGGTTTATTTTCTAATATAATATCAAATAATTCATGTACATTAAGTATTTTATCATCATTTATATTGAAATCTTCAAGTACAAGATTTTCATTTGGAATATTTTCTAATTTTATTTCTTTAAATAAAACTGGATTACATTGATGCTTTCCACAGAATTCACTATCAAATTTTCTTTTATTAGGACATCTTAAATCTACTTCTTTTTTAGATTTAATTGACATACATATATTATTTTGATTACTCATAACTATTATTTATTAAGATTACTTATTTATATATATTTTTTTTTAAAAAATATTAAAAAATTGAATTTTATATTTTTTAAAAATAATATACTTAAGAGTAAATCAACAATATAAACTATAAAATAAAATATGTCTGCAAGTAATATCCCTAGCAACCTTACACCAGTTGAAAAATTAAATTCAGTTAAAATAACTGACCCTGTTATTAAAGATGGAAGACTTAATGCTTATATTAATGGTCCAAATGGAATGTTAAATATATTATTAAATGAAGGATTAAAAACCTCATATGGTTTATCAGTATCTGATTATGATGGAAGTATAAGCATTTCATGTAAATTTCAATCAATTGATGGTGAAGAGACTAAATTTAAAAATTTTTTAACATCATTACAAGATGAGATTAAAAAATATTTTGAAAAAAACATTAAGACTTTTGTCACAAATAAAAAGAAGCTTGCTGCTTTTACTAAAGATTCTGAATCAGAAATTAATAATTATATAAGAAACATTATTAAAATAGATAAAAATGGTGTACCTGAAGTACAATTTAAAATTCGCTTAGATAAAGATAAAAAGCGACTTAAAGATCTTAATCAATTAACTATTGAAAATTTTAAAATGGTTGATGGTAAAAAAGAAACAGTTAATAAACAAAAGATAGACTTAACAAGTTGTGAAGACTTTATTAGTGTATTGAAAGAACATATTAAAAAGGGTTCTTTCATTCAAGCAGTTATTAATCCTAATTTATACTGGATTAATAATATGTTAGGTGTTTCATTTAGTATTAAGGCATTAATGGTACTTAAATCTTCATCTTCATCATCAGATTGTAAAGCTGTTGATTTAGATCCTGAAGCAATATTATTCAGTGTTCCTAAAAAAAATACGAATGGTATATTAAGTTCTGTAGTATTAAAAGATGAAAATTCATTAAGTGATAGAATAATAACAGGTATTGTTAAATTACCATATGGAATTTCAGAATATGAAGGTAATCAATCAATTGTAATCATGAATCAAACAGATGATGAAAATTCAAGAGATGCGAATGATAAATTATTTGAATATGCTGAAAATTTGTATAAAAAATCATTAGATCATTCTTTTGAACATAAAGATTTAATATTTAAGGATAGTGATAAATTAACAAAAGATAAAATTGAACTTCATCATTTAAATTCATGTGTTCCAGAAAACAATAATGGAGAAAAACAAATTAAGTTAAATATTAGAAAAGATAATGATGGAATACCTAAGTTTGATTTATATGAATATGATGATTTAAATGATGAAACAACAAAAAGAAAAGTTGAATGGTCAGAAATGAGTGATATTAATAATGATATTAAAGAAATGATTAGAGGTGGCTCTCATATTAGAGCGTATATTCAACCAAGAATATATTATATTAATAATAGTGCTGGAACTAATTTCATATTGTCAGAACTTCATATATCTAAACGTACAAATATTAGTCAAAATTTTAATAATGTTTTTTCATTTGCTGATGAAAGTACTGAAAGTGCTAAAGCATCTGGTGAAAAGGAAAAAGATATTGAACAATCTAATACTAATGATTCAGAGGTGACTATTGAAGAAGAAGAAATTTCTGTTGAAGAAGAAGTTGATTCTGATGCTTTTGGAGGCGATGACGAAGACGATGACGATGACGAAGACGATGACGATGACGAAGAAGAAACATCTCCTTAAGTAATACAATCATAATAATTAAGTTTTAATAATTTAAGATTAAGTTAAAATTAATGAATTATAAATAAAATTTTTTTTTTTATATTATTATATATATAATTATTAATGAATAATAATTATATTAATAACATTTTATTAAGTCCTGATAATTCAAAATTATTTATTTATTTTAAAAATAATGTTTATAATAATGAAAAAAAATCATTAAATAAAAATAATTTTAAACTACATTTATTGTCTAATACAGATTATTATAATATTGAAATAAAAAATATATTTAAGAATGATTTACATTCATATACATTAACTTATGATATTGATAAATATAATTATTCATCAAATGATGCATTATTAGTTGAATTAGTATATGTATATGATGAAAATATGAAAAAATTAAATAATTATCAAGAAAATAACTATATTTATTTAAATGATATAATTAAAATTTGTTTTACTGATAATAACACACCAACTATATGTAGTGCGATAAAAAATAATGAAAATATTATAAAAAAAAGTAATACAATAAATACACAAAATACAAACATAACAAAAAACACAACAAAATCAACAAAAACAACAAATATAAATAAACAATTATTAAATCAACAAATTAATTATACAAATCCTGTGTTTAAAGTAAATGTTCCAGTTATTTTTAAATATATTCAACCATTTATAAGGACATCTAATCCAGAGTGTGAAATTAAACATTTAAAAATAGCAGATGTTATAAATTATAATATTCAACCTGTTATAAATTTTCCAGTTTATAAAAATATTTCTATAAATTTAGATACATTACCAGAATTTATAAATTATATTAATAAATCAAGTCCTGGATTAGCTTATCAAAATAATGTAAAAAAATATAATTTAAAACATATAAATGAATATAAAGAATTTTATGGAAAAAGAGTAAAAGTATATCCAAATAGTTATTATGAAACATCTTATGATAAAATGTATAAACCATTTGAATATAGAAATACAGAAAGACAAAAAATAATGTTAAATCCTGATAATCCAGAATATGTTTGTTTAACTAACACATCTAAAATGAATATTGTTTTTAAAAATGGAAATAAATATTTGTTTAATGACTTAAAAATTTATAATCCTAATATTAAATATAGTTTAATTAATGGCACTTATACAATTACCAATATACCAATAGGATATCCTATGGCTATTTTAAATAGTGGTATTGAAAATAATATAAATTATACAGGTGATAGCTCTAAATTATTAGTTTTAAATGTATCTAATGTTGATAGACCTGGTACTTATAACTTTTATTATGGAAATATTACAGTGAATGTTTATTCTAATTTTAATCAAGTTAGTATTTATTCATTTTATTATGGTTATATGGGTGGTGAAAATCTTTTCGTTTTTAACTCATGTTAAATTTTAATGTTATTATATTTATATAATATATATATAAATATAAAAATACACCCAATGGGGCTCGAACCCACGACCTTCGGCTCATAAGACCAACGCTCTAACCAACTGAGCTATGGGTGCATTAATAATATATAATTATATATTTTTTTCTTTAAATCAATTTATTTATTAATTTTTTAAAAATATTTTTATAAAATTTATTTTTATTTTTTATTTTTTTTGTATAGAGAAAAATAAGATACAATATTAATTTTTTATTTTTTTTATCAATAAAAATTTAATATGTTATATAACAGACTTAAAAAATAGTAATTTTATTATTATATTTAATTAATGAAATATTATAATCGTTATTATTGTTAATCTCTTGAATATTTAAATTAAAATTTTTAATATATATAGAGTTTTGTTTATTAAATAAAATATAAAGTTGATTATAATGGATTAAATGTTGATGATTTGTATTAAAATGAATAGTGCCATTAATAGTTTTATTTAATTTATAAGATTTAATATGTTTATTATTTGATAATATAATATTTAAATAAATATTTGATGATGTTTCAAAATATAAATTTAATTTATATCTTTTATTTTTTTGTAAGTTTAAATGAACTAAAATATACTGATTATCATTTTTTAAAACTAAATTTTCTATTTTTTTATCAAATATAAATTTTATACTATTTAAATTTATCTTTTTTCCTTTCATAAAATTATTATAAATCTCTTTTAAATCCTCTTTATTTGGTATTTTTCTATTTACAACATATTTATCTATTTTATATTCATCATAACTATTTTTAATATTATTTATTTTATCATTAATTATATCATCATATTTATATTTTTTTGTTTTTAAATTTTTTATTTTTGAAATTATTTTTCTAAAATTTAAATTCATACTCTTTTTCATTACTTTTTTTTTTCATTTTTTACTAAATTTTCTGCATTTTTTTTTTTAAATCCCAAAAATGGGGATTTTTTTAGCATTTTTTTTTCTTGATGAAATAATTATTTTTGATTTTGAGTATCAATGTTTTCCCTGTTGCTCATTTAGCACCAAAAAATGTGTACTTTTTTAGCAAAAATTACTTTTTTCAGATTTTTTGGCACACGTAATTAAGAATTTCAGACTGCTACCGTGTGTTGTTTTGGGGGTTTTGCAAAATTGGTTTTTTTTTCAAACTGCATTGGCATACATTCTGTGTCTAATTTGAAAAACCGATACGCGATTTTTGGGGCCAAAAAAGTTTTTCTCAGTACCTCAAGCACAGGTGCTGAGAAAACCACTTTTTCCGATTTTTTTGGTACTTTTTTTCAAACAAAACTGGCACACATAATCCATATTTTCAAACACAATACGCGGTAATTTTCTCAGAGGGTCATTTTTAATTTTAAGAAAAAAAGGGGACAAAAATGAGGTGCTGAGAAAAAAGGCCTTTACGTGTGCCAGTCAAAATGAGGTGCTAAGAAAAATAACGCACATAGATTTTTTTTTGGCATACGTAAATTTTTTTTTGGAAATTTTTTCTCAGTACCTCCCTTCTCATTTTGCATAATTAAGAAAAATTTTACTGCACTTTTTTTACTCATTTTTTGGAAGGAATAATTTAACATATATTTTTTTTTATATTTTTTTATATGTTATTTTTCTTTTATATAGGATATTACGCCAAATGATGAATTTTACTATCAAGACAATTTTTCATTTTTTATTATGCTAAAAAAATACATACAATATTATAAGTTAATTATTATATAAAATTTAAATATATTGGTTAACATTAAAATAATTTATGCTAAAAAATACCCAAAATATTATTATTATTATTTATCAATCTTTATACATCTAAATATTTATAATTATCTATATATAAAAATCATTGTTCATCATCCAGCGCCGGAAAAAAAAAATGTCATTTAAAATAGAAAATTACTATTTTTCGATTCCTCTTTTTTTTTTTATTTTTATTTTTTTGAACCTGAAATTAAAGTTTTTTTTTTCAAAATTCTTTGCGTAAATTTTTTTTGGCCATTTTTTGGGCTTTTTTTTACAATTTATACATATTTTAAACATAATAAAAATTCAAAAAATCACGCTCTTGATCAAGAGACAAGTTATCCTGCACTCCAAAAAAATTTTTGGCCAAAATTTTTTTTTTTCAAAAAAAAAAAGTGTATTGATGAATCTCCCTGGGGTAAATTTTTGCCAAAATTGCAGGATCAGATTTTTACGCAGCGGATGCACTTTTTACGCAATGAATCTCTGCGTAAAAAAGTTATCCAAATTTTTTTGGCCAAAAATTTCAACAGGGAAAATTAACATATAACAAATGAAAAAATATCAAAAGTATTGTTAAAAATGAACTCAAAATCTCTTGCGTAAAAAATTTTTCCAAATACTTAAATTTTTGCATCCAAATTTTCATTTTTGAAAAAAACGCCATTTTTCATTTTTTGACAGGGAAAATTATCAAACGAAAAATGCAAAAAAATCTCTTGATAAATCAGTTTTTCTCAGCACCTCATTTTAGGTGCTGAGAAAAATTTTTTGCATTTTTGCAAAAAAAAAAGGTGTTGAGAAAAAAATTGCTCATTTAGCGTAATTTTTACTCATTTTACTTGGTTTTTACTCATTTTGAGTAAAATGCAATTTTTTACTGCATTTTTTACTCCATTCCAAATTTGATGTCTAATTTTGGAAAATTTGGGCAAAATGGTCGAAAATTTGGAAAATTTCTCATTTAGCGTAATTTTTACATTAGGAATAATTATGATATAAAAAATAAATTTTAAATTTATATTGTTAAAATCTCTTTGAAAAAAAAGTTTCCAAAAATGTAAAATTTGGAAAATTTGGATTCTAAAAATGGGTATTTTTTTAGCATTTTTTTTTTGAACAAACTTTTATCATATAAAAAAACTAAAAAAAAAAATAAAAATTTATTGATAAAAAATTTAGTAGTGAGAAAAAATTTAAAAAATTCATTTTTTTCTAAATTGAGTAAAATAAAAAAGTATCAAACCAAAAAATATTATTACAATTTTTAATTTTTGTTTGATTGTTTTCCCTATTAAAAAATATTTAAAAATAATAAAAAATCTGGATAAAATTACTTACGCAAAAAATCCAAAATTTACGTAATTGGATAAAAATTGCGTAAATTGGATAACTTACACCTCTGCACAATAAAAAGATTAAAAATATATATATTATTTTTCAATAAATATACTATGCCATGACCTTTCCATAAAATGAACATTTAATAAATTTTCACCATTGTTTATAACATTAAATAATTGTACATAAAAATCTTTTTTTTGATTATAAATATATTTACTTTTAATTAAATTCATTCCAAAATAAGATCTATAATTCATTTGTAAATTAAAATGTTTTTTAAATTCATCTAAATTTTTAAATTTATATTTAATTAATGAACAATCTTTATGTTTATTATTTTTATGTGATGAACAATAACCATTATTTTTCAAATAATTTAATATTAAATTGTCAATAAATTTATAAGATAAATCTTTAGTTAATGTACAATTATTAAATTTATATTTTCCTATATTATTAATTAATAAATACAAATTTATTTTTTTATACCATAAATCACAACTACCAGGTAAAAATATAATATTTTCATTCATAGGTTTATCATAGTTTTTAATAATATGATATAAATGTGTATTCATGTCTCTACCAAGATTTGGTAAATATTCATGAATATATTTTCTTTTAATATTAGGTTTTTGATCTGATTTTGTATAAATAAAAATTCTACAATTTTCTGGTAAATCTGTATCAATCCAAGACAAATCTTCTTTATAATGTGCAATAACAACATCTAAAGTTTCTTTATTTTTTGTTGAATTCATTAATCCTAATAAATTTATTAAATAATATGGAAACATAAAAAAATATAAAATTAATAAAAAAATTATAATTATTATTATTTTTAAATAAATATTCATATATATTAAAAATAAAAAATTTATAAATTTATTAAAAAAAATACAAAAATTGATTTAGATTAATTATTTTTATTAAATATGAATGTTTTTCAAAAATATAATCAATTATTAGAATACATCCCACAGGAAAATATATGTATTCAAAATATAAAAAATGAACAGTTATACAAAGATTTATTTCATTTTGTAAAAAAATATAAATTAATAAATATTTTAATTTCATTAAGTGGTGGTGTTGACTCTATGGTATTATTTGATATACTTTATCATATTAAACAAAATGAATTAAATGAATTAAATATTTATTTATGTCATATAGATTATAACAATCGTCCTGAATCAAATAATGAAAAAGATTTTTTAATAGAATATTGTTCCTTAAAAGGTTATGAATTAAAATATATAAGTCATGATTTTACTAGAAATTATTTAAAAAGAGATGTTTATGAAAAAAAAACAACTCAATTAAGATATGAATTCTATCAAACATTAATAAAACAATTTGATTTACAAGCCGTCTTATTAGCACATCACAAAGATGATGTTGTTGAAAATATTTTTAATAATATAATGCGTGGAAATCGTGAAATAACAGATTTAGTCGTATTTAAAGAAATGAATGTTATTATGAATGTTCCTATTTTTCGTCCTTTATTACATATATTTAAAAATACTATTTATGATTATGCTCATACTTACCAAATACCATATTTTTTAGATAGCACACCTGATTGGAGTTGTCGAGGGAAAATGAGAAGAAAAATATTTCCTGCTTGTATTGATTGTTATGGAAATAATTATAAACATAATTTATTACAGTTAGGACAAGAGTCAAATGAAATAAATAATATATTTCAAACATATATTTTTAATGATTTAATAAAAAATGTAAATTTTGAAAATAATAATTTTACTATTAAAAAACAAGAAATATTAAAAGAAAAATATATTGTAAAAAAATTAATCATTCAAATATTTCATAAATATAAACTAGAAGGATTAAAATTAAAGATTATTGATTTAATTTTAGAAAATTATGATAAAAATACTAAATTATGTATGTCTAAAAACTATATTGTACATATACATAATGAATTTATTTATTTTATGTTTCAATAAATTATAAATTAATCTAAATTATTTTTACTTATTATTTTTTTTTACTTATTAAATTAATATATTGCTTTATATTAATGTTGTCATTATTCGGCATTGGTTCAAATAATTCAAAACCAAAAAAAAAAAGAATTATTAATAAAAATACAAAAAATAATAAAATTAATAAAAATAATATATTTTCATCAATTGAAAATAAATATATAAAAAAATTAAATAATTATTCATATTATAATCATTATTTAAATAAAAATTTAAAAAATAAATTTGAAAAACCTATTGGTCTATATGATCCTTATGGCTTAAATATTAACCCACTTACTGGTAAAGAATATCAAAATTATTATTCCACAGAAATTGGTAAATATGAAAGTGGTCCTTTAGCCGGTAAAATGTATTATAAATCTTATAAAAATATGTCTTATTTATGGACTAATCTTCCTATGTATCCTCATATAACAAATATTTTACAATCTATTCGTAATAATAATATTACTATGATTAAAGCAGGAACAGGTGTAGGTAAAACTGTAATTGTCCCAAAAGTTGCTCTACAATCTTTTAATTTTCAAAAAAGAGTTATTTGTACTGTCCCAAAAAGGAAATTAGCTGAATCAAATTCTGAATTTTCCGCTCAATGTTTAGACGTTTTAATGGGTCATGAAGTAGGATTTTTTGTTAGTGGTGATAGAAATATGAATTCTAATACAAAACTTGTTTTTACTACTTCTGGTAGTTTAAAATCTTATATTACAAATGCTGATAATCTATTAAGTGAATATGATTGTGCTATTATTGATGAAGTACATGAAAGATCTATTGATACTGATTTTTTAATTCTATTAATGAAAGAAATTATAAAAAAAAGACCAGATTTTAGACTTGTTTTAATGAGTGCAACTATTGATACAAAAGGTTTCGAAAATTATTACTTAAAAAATAATAAAAAACTAAAATTTAATACTATTGATATTGAGGGAGTATCTCATGAAGTAAAAATTAATTTTGAAAAAAATCAACCAAGAGATTGGATCTCTGAAGCAGTTAATAAGACAATTGAAATATTAAAAAGTAAAAAAGAAGGAGATATTTTAATTTTTATGAAATCATCAGGTGATGGAAATATGATTAAAAATGAATTAGAAAGGAAAGTAAAAGAATTAAAAGATACAAACCCTTTTATTATTTTATTAGAATCTAAAACCGACAAAGAAGATAGTAAATATGCAACAGATAAATTTAAATATAAAACCCATCCAACTAATGACCCAAATAATCCTTTTGACAGAAAAATAGTTATTGCTACAAATGTTGCTGAATCATCCGTCACTATAGATGGTGTTGTATTTGTTATTGATAATGGACTTCATAAAGAATCATCTTATAATCCTTATTTAGATAGTAGAAGTTTATTAGATGAATATATATCTAAAGCAAGCGCTACTCAAAGAAAAGGAAGAGCAGGAAGAACAAAACCAGGTTCATGTTATAGATTATATACAGAAAGCGAATACAAAAAATTTCCAGATTTTACTTTACCTGATATTCAAAAAACAGATATATGCACTGATTTATTAGATTTATTATTGTTAAAATATATAAAAAATGTTGGTGATCTTAAAAAATATTTAAATGAATTGATGGATCCCCCTAAAGAAATTTTCTTAAATTCAAGTTTTCTTAAATTATATACTTTAGGTGCTATTACATCTACTAAGGATAGTGGTATATTAACTGATTTAGGTAAGGCTATTAGTAAATTTAGAAAATTTGAACCTAATATTTCAAAATCTTTATTAGTTTCAGCTAAATTAAATTGTTTATATGATGTTGCTCATATTGTTATTATTAGTATGTCAATTGATAATAGATTTGAATCAATATTTTTACCATATAAACCTTCAAAAAAAAAGATGACTAATAAAGAAATTGAAAAAGAAAAAAATGATATTCAAAAAAAACAAAAGAAATTTTATAGTCCTTATGGTGATTTTATTACTTTATTAAATATTTATAACGGATTAGTTGAATATATGAATAAAAATGGAAAAACAACATTAAATATAAATAATTCAAATAATCAAAATTTAAATAATAATCAAACAAATAAAGAAAATAATTCAAATAATGAAAGTAAAACAAATAAAGTAAATTCTAAAAAATTACATAAAATAAATAATAAAATTGCTAAATCTTGGTGTATTGAAAATGGTATTAGTCCTAATAAATTTGTAAGCAAAAATGATAGTATTCATTGGGATGCTGTTAAATTCAAAACAAAAGATATTACTAAAATCATCAAAAAAATAATGACATCTAAAAATTTCAAAAATATTGATGAAATATTAATTAATAATAAAGATACAACAACTCACAAAAAAGGAGGGTCTGTTATTAATAATACAAAAACTAATATATTAAATAATCATGTACATAATATTATTTTATCTTTTTGTGTTGGTGGAATAACAAATATAGCAAAATTACATAATAAAATATCATTAACATATAAAACATGTTACCCAATTAAAAATACATTATGTCAAATTGATAGAAATAGTAGTTTAATGGCAAAAAATGCCTCACAATATGTTATATATAATGAATTATTTATGTCTCGTAAAGGACAAAATATATTAAAATTAAATTTAGTTTCTAAAATTCCCGCTGATGTACTTAAAGTTTTGAAAAAATATTATAAAAAAGATATGGATAAATGTGACCGAAAAATTGAAAATATAAAACATGTATTCAAAAAAAAAGATAAATCTCCTAAAAAGACTGTACATAAAATAAAAAAACAGTTAAAAAATAAAAAATAAATTGAATTTTTTTTAAATCATATATTATTATTTATACTACATAAATAAAAATGATAGGACCTATATTGTTAGAATATTTATATAAAAACTATTCAGAATATATACATACACCATTATCACAATTATTATTTAGTTTTATTCACTTTATATGGGAAAATAAAAATCCTGAATTAATGGAAAAATTAAATAGTAATCAACAAAGATTAATAATTATTATGATTTATGGACCAGATTTTGAACAATTATTTGAAAAAGTAAGTTTTTCAAATGTAAAAGAAAAAAAAGAATTATACAATTATTTATTAAATGTACGTAAAGATTTTGTTGTATCTAATTATGAATACATAGGAAAACAAAATATATATGATGATGATTTATTCAAAAATATTTTATATAAAATAATAAAAGTAAGTCTAAAAAAAGAATTAGATATAATGGAAGATCAAATGAAAATATATGATGATTTATTAAAAAAAACTAATTTAAAAGATGAAATAATATATATATTTCATCAATATTATGATTATGTTATTAAAAACATGATAGAATTAGAGAAATTTCTTGATCAAGAAAAAGTAGATTTTATTAAAAATTATAGAAATATGATATATGATGAAAATTATTCAAAAGAAAAATTAAAAGAATATTTTGAAGATAAAATTCTTCTTTTTCAAGATAAATTAGAATATGAATTAAGAATTGTCAAACAAAAATATAATTCATATATACATTTTTTAAAAAAATGGGTTGATTTATTAAATAAAGGAGAACAATTAGTAAAAATTTATTATTCAAATCAACTATTTGAAGAAATAAATATATTTCAAGATATTTGCTCAATGGGTGAAATATATTTAATTGAATTAAGTGCACCTTTAATTAATAAATTAACTCCATTAGAGCAAAAAAATATTATTGATAAAATGAGTTCAGGTGTTAGAAATAGAACAAAACATTTATTTGTTTTTTCTAAAAGCTTTGAAAATTTTTTAAATGATGTTTGGAATGACGAAAGAGTTGAAAAACTTAAATATACATTTGATATAACAAATGAAAATACTTTTAAAAAACAAATAAATATATTATCAAATACTATGGTTGATTTATTAGCAAAGTATAAATAAATATATTAATGATAATATTTATTATCTATTATAATTATAGAATTTATGCCAGAAGGACCTGAAATATCCTATATGACATTCATTTTTAATAAAAAATTTAAAAATTCAATATTAAATAATATTAAAATTCAAAGCGGAAGATATTCAAGACATCCACTTCCTAAACAATTTAAATTCTTTTTACAACAATTACCCCTTAAAATAAATTCTATACAAAATAAAGGTAAATTTATTTATATAACTTTTTCTAATCAAATGATTTTAGGTATTAAATTAAATTATGGTCATTTAGTTGAAACTAATGGAAAACATTCTCATATTAAATTTAGTACATCAAAAGGAGATTTTTATATTGAAGATTTACGTAATTTTTGTACATTAAATGTATTAAATCAAGAAGAATTAGAAAAAATTTTAAATAAAATTGGTCTTGATTTAATTCATGATAAAATTACATTTGATTTATATAATGAAGCTATGAATAAAAAACCAAATATGAAATTAGGTGAATTTTTAATTCAACAATCTATTTTTTCTGGTGCTGGTAATTATATACGTAGTGAAACCTGTTATGAAGCTAAAATAAGTCCTTATAGACTTAATAAAGACATTAATCAAAAAGAAAGAAAAGAAATATTCAAACAATTAATTAAAATTATTAAATCTGCATATAAATCTTTAATCAATAAAGGTATTCATTATAAATGTAAAGTCTATCGACAAAAATTAACTCCAAAAGGTGAAATTGTTGTCAGTCAAAGAATGGAAAAAGATAGAAATATTTATTGGGTTCCTTCAGTTCAAAAATAAACTTTTATAATAAAATATAGTTAATAATAAAATATACTTAAATAATAAATTTTATTATTTAATAAGAAAATGAATAAACAAACTATATTAAATTTATATAGAGCAAAACTTAGAATGTGTTATCTTAACGGATATAAATATGGAAATTGGATGAATATTAAACCTAATTTTAATTTTGGTAAAGTATTATTAAAAATTAAAAATAGTAAGCAAATACAGATAAAAGCTACACATATTGCTAATTATACACGTTTTTTCTATAAAGATTCAAAAAAAATAAAAAATAAAGAATTAATTGACTATAATATTGATGAAGGATTTCGTGTTTTACGAAGTTATTACAAATATTTTAAATAAAATATATATTTCATTTATTAAATAAAAAAAATATTAATTATTTTTTATAATTAATTAGAGCAACAAGTGTATGTGACACCTGCCATAGGATTTCCTTGACATCCTCCTTCTTGATAAGTACAAACTCCATCTGTAAAATAATAATTTGTTGTTCCTAATTGATCTTGACAATAATTACACATCCAAGCACATCCTGTTCCTGGACCAACATTAAAACTTACACAGTTTGCTTTTGGAAGAATTTTACATTCTTCATCACCTGCATGAACAGATGCTGCATATAAAAAAAGTATTATACTTCTAAGAAATTTCATTGTTATATATTATTATTTATATTTCTTTAAGTAAATTTAACACAAACAACTTTTTAATTTTTGAAATAAGGATTGACCTAAATCCATTGAAGAAGTTAATAAATCAATACATAAATCAATAATTAAAATTACTTTTTCTTTATTATTAACTTTAATATGACCTAATTCAATTAAAATTAAAATTAAATTTTTAATAAAATTAATAGAATCTTCTAAAGTAATTTTATTTATTTTTTTAAATTTATCTTGCTCACTAAATTTTTTATAAATATTTTTAACTAAAACAATTAATCTAGGAATATCATTTGAATCAATTACTTTATCTGCTATTATATCAATTAATGAAATATCAATTTCTTTTAATAAATCTGGATAAACTTCATTTATTTTTTTCATTAATTCAATAAATTCATTACTTAATTTTAAATTTACTTTTAATTCATTTATTTTTGCTTCTTCAGCAATTAATTCACTTATTAATTTTCCTAAATTTAATAATTTTGTTTCATCATATTTAACTTCATCTTTAATAACTGGCTCACCTTCAACTACTTCTTCAGAAACATCTTTTTCTTCTTCTTTTGTTTCTTCTTTAGTTTCTTTTTTATTTGATGAAAAATTTAAACAACCTACTTTTTTTTCTTCAACTTTTAATTCTTTAGTTTCTTTAACTTCTTCTTTAACTACTTCTTTATTTTCTTCTACTTTAACTTCTTCTTCATTTACCTTAGTTTCATTTTCTTCAATTTTAATTTCAGTAAAATTTAAACAACTTACAGTTTCTTCTTCTTCTGGTTTAACTTCTTCAGTAGTTTTTTCTACTTCTTTAACTTCCTCTACTTCTTCTTTTGTTTTTTCTTTAGAAGTTTCTTTTTTTTCTTGTTTATTATTTGTTTTTTTTGTTTCTTTAGGTTCTTCAATCTTTTCATCTACTTTTTCATTATTAGACGACATCTTTATATATATAAACTATATTATTTTTTTATATATAATCACATTTTTTTATTCTTTATAGATTAATTTTATATAATCACTTCCATATTTTATAACTTCAATATCAGAATCTATAAACAAAAATGGGAAAATTGAATGAATAAATATTTTAATTGAATAAAATCCTAAAAAAATAGAAAATAAAAATGTATTAATAAAATGTTTTATATAACTATTATTATTTCTTTGAATATGATTATTCATCATTCTTTAATTAAATTTATATAAAAATCTAAATTATCTATAAAATTAAAATTTTTTTATCATGAACTCTCCATGATTTTTTAAATCATAATTAATTTCATAATTTAATTTCCTATAATAATTTCGAGTACCAACACCAGAAATAATCATCATTCCATCACAACCTTCATTTTTACTTATTTTTTCTGCTTCAATTATTAATTGTTTTCCTAATCCAATATGTTGAGATGATTTAATATTATTATTTGAATATGTGTCATTTACTCTTCCATAAACATGTACTTCTCTAATTTTTCCTTTATTTTTATATATATCTGAAAAACAATTAGTATATTCATTTTTATTAATTCTTAAACGTAAAAAACTATAAATTTTATCTTCATTTCCACAACCATAATATGATAAATGAATTCCAATTAATTCCATTAAAAAACTTAAACATAAATATAATATATAATAAAAACATATATTACAAGTGCAAGATTTATGACTTAAAAATATATCATTATCATTTGATCCTTTATAATCAACACGCACTAATTTAATATTATTTATATTTGAATAATCATTTTTTACTTCCATACTACGAATATCTTTTGATTTTAAATCATTTTTCTTTAAATAATCATCTAACATTTGACGTAAATTTGTATATTTATTACCTCCTTCAATATAATTTCCAGGAAAATCTCTTTGAATTCTATTTATACGTATCCAAGGTGGAATATTTTTCATAACACTAATAATTAATTGAAAAAATCCATCAAAATCACTTTCAGCATATGGTTTATATTCGCCATTAATATACCATTCTTTAATTTTAGTATATTCTAAGACATTACATGGATATATTTTCCATTGGTCTGCTTGATATAAATCACTTTTAATTATTTTGTCAAACATTAATTTATCTTTTTCTAAATTTGAACCTGGTAAATCTGGCATAATATGAATATCCACCTTAAAACAATTATCTTTTAATAATTTAATAGCTTGAATTGTATCTACTTGATAACATTGTCTATTTATTTTTTCTAATATAGAATCATCTGTATGTTGAATTCCTATTTGAACTCTTGTGACACCATATTTTCTAAATCTTCTTAATTCGTGCTTACTTATTTTATCAGGTCTTGTTTCAATTGTTATTCCAATAATATGTGCTAATGCCACTTCATTTAAATATTTTTCTTTTTCTAAATCATATTTAGGTCTTAAATTATCTTGGTCTTCAAAAACATTATTTGCAGCATAAAATAAATCAGTTATAAAATTTTCACATACTTTAGGGTCATAACATGAAAATGTTCCTCCTAATATAATTACTTCTATTTTATCAATATTATGACCATTAATAAAATAAGATATAATTCTCTCATGAAATTGTTTATATGCATCAAAATTATTTCTTTCTCCTCGCATAACTGTAGGCTCTCCATGGTAATAACTTCTACTATATCTAGGGTCATTAGGACAATAATGACAATCATATTTACATGAAAAGTTATCAGGAGGCATAATGACAGAAACAACTAAAACACCTGAATGAGAACGCATTTCTTTTGTTATTAATAATTTTTCTAATTCAATGTTTTCATTTATTAATTTTTGATATTTCCATTGTCTATAATCAGGAGGCATAATGACAGAAACAACTAAAACACCTGAATGAGAACGCATTTCTTTTGTTATTAATAATTTTTCTAATTCAATGTTTTCATTTATTAATTTTTGATATTTCCATTGTCTATAAATAAAATATAATTGTGATTTCTTTGGATTAATATTGTATCTTTTTCTTAATTCTGAAAAAGCAACTTGATACATTTTTTTATTGATGTTTTCATTTTTATCAAATTTTAATTTTAATAAATCACTAACAAAATCTTTTAATATTTTTTCATCTTTTTCAGGAATTAATGTATTTTTCTTAATTGATATATTATTTTTTGAAACTAAATCTTCAATATCTTTTTCTTTTTGATTATAAACGTATTCTGAACTATAATTTAACATCTCTGATTTATTTTTAATTTATTTTGTAATAAATTTGATATAATACTAAATATAAAATATAATCTAAATCATTTTTTATTTAATTTTTAATAAAAAAAATATTATATATTAGTAATGCTTATTAAAGTTTTGTTTTTAGACCATGTAAAACAAAATTATATTCAAATAATAAGTTTTATTTTAGTTATTGCTTTAATTTATCCTATTCAAAGTGTTGGTTTATCAAGAGTTTATGGTAATTTGTTTGATGTAATTAATCAAAATAAAAAATTAGAAACATTTTTTGATTTAGGAAATTTATTTAAACAAAATGTTCCTGGTTTAATGTTTTTAATATCATTAATTTATATATTTTTAGGATTTTTATATTTAACAAAAAATTATTTAGAAAGTTTAGTTATTCCTAATTATTTTAAATATTTACGTGAATTATTTTTTAATAATTTCATTAAAAAATATTCAAATGATTTTAAAGATGTAAAAATTGGTGAAATATTATCAAAAATTTTTGAATTAAATATGTCCATTATTTATTTATTTCAAAATACATGTAATTATTTTGTTGCAACATCTATTGGATTAATTTCAATTTGTATTTATTATTTTATATTAGATTGGAAAGTAGGTTTAATATATTTATTTTCTGTTTCAACAATCCTATATTTATATTACTTTAATGCTCATAAACAAATTAAAAATTCTATAAAAAAAATTAATATTTTATATAATAATAATGAAAAATTAACAGATAGATTATCTAATTTAATGAATATTTATATAAATAATGAACAAGATAATGAAATTAATAAATTTATTAAAGATGAAAATAAATTAAGAAGACAATTTATTTATAATTATTGGGTTGAAAAATCAAATGTTTCATTTTCTGATTTAATTATTATTGTTACTTTAATACTTATTTTAATTATTTCATATTATTCCTATAAAAATAAAAAAATAAGTACATCTAGTTTTATTTCTATTATTGTTACATTAAGTGCATCTCTTCAATATTTATTTAATCTTAATGGAGAAATATCAACAATTATTTATCAATGTGGTATTATTAAATCAAATGAAGAATTATTATATGATATTGTAAATCTTAAAAAAAGAGAAATAGTAAATAAAAAATTAAATTCTGGTAAAATTGAATTTAAAAATATTTCATTTAGTTATGAAAAAAATAAATATATTTTTAAAAACTTTAATTATACAATAAATGACAAAGAAAAAGTAGCAATTATTGGACAATCTGGTTCAGGTAAAACAACTATTATGAAATTATTAATTGATTTACATGAAATTAATGAAGGGAAAATCCTTGTTGATAATATAAATATTAAACAAATTGATACAAGCTATTTGCGATCTAAGATAGTTTATATTAACCAAAGAACAACTTTATTTAATAGATCTATATTAAGTAATATGTTATATGGAACAAATAAAAGTGAACAAGAAGTTATTGATATATTAAATAAATATGATTTAATGATGGTTTTTAATAAACTTCCTAATTCTATAAAGACAAATGCTGGTGTAAATGGTAATAATTTATCATTAGGAATGCAGAAAGTGACAATGATAATGAGAGGAGTATTAAAAGATGGATTAATATATGCCTTTGATGAACCATTAACATCATTAGACGCACAAACAAGAAAAAAAGTTATTAAATTATTAATGGGTGAATTAAAGAATAAAACATTAATTATTATTACTCATGATAAAGAAATACTTCCATATGTTGATAAAACATTAAAAATGCACGAATTGAAAAATTAAAATTATAATTAAAATTAAAAATATATTATGAATTAATTAATCTTTTAATTTGATCTTTTAATTTAGCATTTTTATTATAATTTACATTTTTTACTTTTTCAATTAAATTTTTACTAATATAACTATTTAATACAACATGGACTGTATTATGAAGTTGTTTTGATACTTCAACAGCACATTCTCTAATAATTTTTTTTTGTTCTTTTTCACTGAGTGATTTAAAATTCATATTTTTTGTATAAATATTAAAATAATATAAAAATAAATAATTAGCATTTGTCATTCTTAAATCTTTATTTGTTACACCAAATTCTTCTAAATATTCATTTACATCATTATTATTTACATGTTTTAATACTTTATTTTCATCATAATATGAAAATAAATATTTATTTTTATTCATTAATGATTTTAATATACTTTGCATTTTAAGATGTTTAAATGTACAACTATTTAATACTCCTTTTTTACCAATAAATTCTATAATTGTCCTTTGTGTGCTAAATTTTACATGTTTTTTTTGTAAAGTTGTTATTCCTATTGAACCATATTCTTTTTCATATGCTTCATTACCAATTCTGAAATTACATATTTTCATTAATTTTAATATTGTTGCTATTAATTTATTTTTTGTTATTTTTGTTTGTTTTAAATCATGATCTATCTTTTTATCAAGTTTTTCATTAATAGATATAAATTTTTTTAAATTTTTAAATTTTTTACTTTCTCTTTTTTCTTTAAACTCTTGATTATAACTATATTGTGTTCTTCCTTTATTATCAATACCTGAAGCATATATTTTATTTTTTAAACAAAAAAATTTTATTTCTTTATAACTTGGTACAATATATAATTTATCAAATTGATCAATAATTTTTTTATTTTTTAACATATTTCCGTATTGATCTTTGTAAATATTTTTTGTTTTAAAACTTATTCTTATAAAGTACTTCATTAATATTAATATTAATATATATTTTTATTTTTTCATAGTTTTTTTAATTCATCTATACTTTTGTAATCACTAAAGCTTCCTAAATGTCTAATAATTGTGCCTAAATTCATAGCATCATCAAATAAAATTTTAGATTTTTCTGATACTTCCGTGACTTGTGCTATTTTTTCTTCATTTTGTTGATTTTTAACTACATAATAAATATATTTTTTATTTTTATGGTGAAAATTATCAAATTGTTTTTGTGAATAAAATCCGTTCATTTTTTATATATTTTTGATTTATATATTTTAAATATTAAAAAAAATCAATTTTTTAATAAAAATTGATTTAATATTAAAATTATAAAAATACATATAACATACATGAGTTATTATTGGACGGGAACAAAAGTATTAGAAAAATACCCTACAATATGGAAAGGTATTTTAACAAAAGAAAACATAGATAATAATTGGATATTACCTGTGCAATTAAGTAGTTTAAGAGATTTATTTGTAGAAGTATTAGACCGTAATTTTTATTTAGATGTAGATGAAAATAATATACACATAAGTTTATGTCAAGATTCTCCTTATTACTACAATGAATTTGAAGCCAATATCATAAAAATGTTAAAAGAATTAGAAAAACAATATAATATAAAAATAGGAAATGGTGAATTTTATTTATGGGAATGTAAGCCAATGGCAAATAGTATTAAATATGTTATATACAAGAAAAATGATAAATTTAAAATAAAAAAAACAGTACATAATTGGGAAAAAAATTGAATAATTAATTATAATTAAATATAAAATTAAAATGTTTTATGGACTAAAAAAAGTGTTATTTTTAAGTTTATTTATATATGTAAAATGTTTTACTGAATTAATAATTATATTAGGTAATAATAATCCAAATATTCAAAATGAAAGAATTGAAACAGCTATTCAATATATAAAAAAAACAAATAATGACAAAATAATTTATTTATCTGGAGGAATTAAAAAATATTTTTTAAGAAAATTAACATTACCATCAGAATCTTCATTAATGTATAATGAATTAAATAGTAAATTAAATAATTTTAAAGACATTAATGTTATTATGGATGAAGAATCTACAAATAGTGCTGAAAATTTTGCTTATTTAAAAAAATGGATATTTAAAAATGAACCAATAAATAATAATTTTATTTATACAATTATTACTTCAGATTTTCATAAAAATCGTGCTGAAAAATTATTTAATGGAATATTTCCAAATATTCAACCAAAATTTGTTTTAAGTGATAGTAATTGTTATAGTTGTTGGAATGATGAAATTATTCATTTAAGGAATGTTAATAATGATATTATTAATGCACAAGGTCTATTAGATTAAATTTTTTAAATAAATAATTATAATTTTATATTTATTAATAATAATGAATAGTAATACATATCAATATACATATCCTTACACAAGTAAATTAATAACAAAAGAACAAGTATTAAAAATATTTGAAAAATTAAAAAAAGAAAAAATAAAAAAAAATCAATCAAATTTTTTAGCATCTAATAAAATTCATTTTAATTTAAATTGGAATCATTATGAAAAAATTAGTTTAATCACTGATTATTTTACTGAAGAATGTCGTGTTAAATGTAGATTTATAGGTAAAAAAGATAGTCCTATTGAATATTTTAATAAACATAAAAATAAAATATTAAATCAATCTTATATTTCATCAAAAACAAATAAAAAATTTTCATTAAAAAAATTTAGAAATGCCATGTATTTTTCCAATACAAAATATTGTAATAAATTTAATGTCATTATAGCATATTATATTTATCAAATATTTAAACCAAAAACTGTTTTAGATTCATCTGCAGGTTGGGGTGATAGAATGATAGGTGCAATGGCCTATGGTTGTCAATATCAAGGTTATGATCCGTCTGAATGTTTAGAACCACAATATAAAAATATAATAGATACATTAGTATCAGAAAAAAAACAAAAATATTATAGTGTTATTAAAAAACCATTTGAAGAAGTTTCATTAAAAAAAAAATATGATTTAGCTTTTACAAGTCCTCCTTTTTTTGATGTAGAAACCTATGAAAAATCAAATACTCAGTCTTTAGAAAAATTTCCGACTAAAAATCAATGGGTAAAAAATTTTTTACTTGTTTTAGTTGAAAAAAATATAAAAGCATTAAAAAAAGGCGGTTATTTAGTCATTTATGTTCCTTATTATCCTTTGTATATTCAATATATGAAAAATCATAAAAAAATTAAACATATTGGTAAAATTAGTTATAATTTTGATTCAGAAAAAAAAATTAGAGATTTAGATGTTTGGCAAAAGTTATAAAAATAATACTTTAATTATTTTAACTTATTTATAAATATTTTCTTTAAATTCATAATATATATTTTATTAATAAATATATATAATTTCATATAAAAGTTATTTAAAGGAATTCAAATAAAAAATAATAAATATGAATTATGTTATATATGATTTAGAAACAAATGGAATTAATGTTTTAGACAATTCAATTATGCAGATGACAATGTTAAGTACAGATGGAACAGTTTTATTAAATGAATATGTTTATCCATTTGATGGTAAAATTGCAGCAACAGAAATACATAAAATAGATGAAAAAAAGTTAAAAGAAAGTAATGCGTTGGAATTAAATCAATTAGTAGAAAAAGTTAAAGAAGTAATTCGTGAAGTTTATGGAAGAAAAGATATTGTTTTTGTTGCTTATAATAATTTTGGATTTGACCAGATTGTATTAGAACGTGGATTTAAGTTAGTAAATAATAAAATGCCAGTTAATTGGTATTTTATGGATGTTATGCCTTTAATTAAGAATAAATTTCCAACTATAAAACCAAATTATAAATTAGCAACTGTTTATGAAAATTTAATTAAAACAAAGAAAAATGAAGAAATTAATTATCATAATTCATTAGATGATTGTATGTGTTTATTAGAAATATTTATTAAATGCATGGAATTTTATGATGATTTTAGTAAATATACAAGAAGTCAATTAAATAGTGTATTTATATTTGAAGAAAGATTAACAAAATTATTATATTATGATAAAAGAATGAATTTTGAGTTTCATGGAATAAAGAATATAGGAGATTTATATAAATTATTTGAGTTAAAGCAATTTGATGTTAAAGAATTTCAAGATTATATTAAGACTAATTTTGAAGTAAGAAATGGTTTTTATGTAAAAGTAATGACTAATCAAATAAATGGAATTCATGAATTAATAAAATAAACATTTTATAAAAAAAATATAAATATATAATAATGGAATTAACAAATATACCTATATGGAATGTATTTGTATTATTTTTAATTATTGCATCAAATTATATAGGAGAATTATTTCCATGTAGAGTACAAGATTTATTATCATCAAATGTATATTTAAAACATTTTATTGCATTTTTAACATTAATGTTTTTTGTTGTTTTAACGGATAGTTCATCACAACAAAAAGAATTTAAAAAAATATTTACAGATTCATTAAAATTATATATATTATGGTTATTATTGATTAATAATAATAAAAAATTTTTTGTAATATCATTAATATTATTAGGATTAATATATATATTGCAGTTAATTAAAAATGATTTTGAAGAAAAAATAAATAAAAAATTAAATATAGAATATAATGAAAAAGTATTAAAATATATAATAAATATCGAAAAAATAATATATTTTATATTTTTTATTGTTTTAATACTTGGATTTATTGTATATATGGGTGAAAAGAAAATAGAATATAAAAGTAAATTTAATTATTTTACATTTATATTTGGAAAACCAAGTTGTAGAGGTAAAAGTCCAGAAGTAAAATATATAGAAGCGTTTAAATCTGCTTTTCAATAAAAATAATTTTTAAAAAAAATAAATTTTTAAAGAATAAATTTATTTTGTAAAATAAATTTTTAAAGAATAAATTTATTTTGTAAAATAAATTTTTAAAGAATAAAATTATTTTGTAAAATAAATTTTTAAAGAATAAATTTATTTTGTAAAATAAATTTTTAAAGAATAAATTTATTTTGTATTTAATAATAATCATTTAATAAAGAATATGGTTAATGAACTTAAATGATTATTTAAAAAATAAAATAAAAAATATAAATGAAGATGATATTTGTCATATGGATATATTAAAATATAATCATTTTAAACAATTTGTAGATGAACATTATAATTTAATACATTTAAAAAATAATAATTATTTGAAATATGTAAAAGTTATTCGACAAAAAATAGTATATACAAATGAAGAAAAATATGAAGAATTAATTGATGAAATAAATATTATATTTAAAAAAATGCATGAAAAGAATTTATTTTTTAAAATTAATTTTCGTAGATATTTATTTAATATAAAAAAGATTATATTATTATTAAAAAAAAGGGAATTAGGGTTAAATAATGAAATTAAAAGATTTAATGAATTATATCATTATTTTTCAAGTCAAACAGTAAAATTTAAATTATTACAAACAATAAATACATCTAATAACAAACTTATTCAATTTAAAAAATATAAACATAAATTATTATATTTAATAAATAAGTTTAAAGATTTAGAATTAAAATATGAAATTGATCAAGATTTAATTAATATAAATAAT